GGCTCTCTCAGAAAAAATCCACGAAGGCAAAGCTGCCCGCGTGGTGCAATTGCCCGAGGCTCCCGAGCTACAAGGCGCGGACATGCCTGAGGTCAAGTATTACATGACGGTCATCCAAAAAAGCGGTATCGAGCTTGATGCCGCTGAGGTATTCCAGGAGACCTGGGATTGGCTCAAGGCCAGGCGGTGCGAAGAATTGGTGAGCAGCCAGATCATCCACCAGTATGCGATGGCGGTGGCCCGCTGGATCCAGTGCGAGATGGCAGTCAGCGAATACGGATTTCTCGCAAAGCACCCTACCACAGGTGCTGCGATTGCTTCTCCGTATGTGGCGATGAGCCGTGAATATATGAAACAGGTCAACCAGATATGGTATCAGATCTTCCAGATCGTGAAGGAGAACAATGCCACCTCCTACCAAGGAGCGAACCCTCAGGATGACCTGATGGAACGACTGCTCACCGCACGCCGGTAGCGCCAAACAATCAAACAACCAAAGGAATTCAAACATGAGAAACCATCTCACATCCGAGAGTGTCTGCCAGGGACATCCCGACAAGCTGTGTGATTACATCGCCGACTCGATCCTCGACGCATGCCTTTCCATCGACGAGTACTCGCGCGTGGCCTGCGAGGTCATGGCGACCAAGGGCCGCATCATCGTCGCCGGTGAGATCACCAGCCGCACCAAGGTCAATGTAAGGGAAATTGTACGTACGGCCCTCTGTGAGAGCGGCTACAATCCCAAGGAATTTACCATCAGCGTGTTCCTGCACAACCAGAGCTCGGACATCGCAGGCGGCGTCGACACAGCCCTCGAGGTCAGGGACACTGACGGGAATGGCGATGAGCTGGGAGCCGGGGACCAGGGTACTGTGTACGGATATGCAACCGATGAGACTCCCACCGCCATCCCGTTGCCGCTTGAGCTCTCCCACCGCATCTGCAGCATCCTTGACAAGTGCCGCAAGAACGGCACCATCATGGGAATCCGAAGTGACGGCAAGGCACAGGTATCGGTCGAATACGAGGATGGCAAACCTGTCAGGGTTGCCGCCGTCATCGTCTCGGTCCAGCATGAGCGTGACAAGAACCTGGACACCCTCAAGGGCGAGATCATCGAAAAGGTGCTCGAGCCTGCCTTCATCCACTTCCCCCTCGATGCACACACCCGCATCCTCATCAATCCTTCGGGCCGTTTCGTCGAGGGTGGGCCTGCTGCTGATACCGGTCTCACTGGCCGCAAGATCATGGTCGATACCTACGGGGGCTTGGCCCTGCATGGTGGAGGGGCCTTCAGCGGCAAGGATGCTACCAAGGTAGACCGAAGCGGAGCCTACATGGCACGCATGATCGCAAAGAACATCGTGGCAGCCGGCCTTGCCAAACGCTGCGGGGTAGCAATCTCGTATGCCATCGGAAAGGCCGAGCCAGTCGCGGTACATGTACACACCTTCGCTACAGGAAAGGTCGACGATGATCAGCTTGCGGATGCTGTCCGCACAGTCTTCAGCCTCAAGCCGAAGGACATCATCGAGGAGTTGGGGCTGCGCAGTCCCATATACAACCTTACCTCCTGCTACGGCCATTTCGGCAACTCCCTCTTTGCATGGGAACAGGTGAGCGAACGGTATATAGAGGCGCTCAAGGGAGAACTGGATCATGACCATTGAACAGAAACACATCGATGAGCTGCTGCCTGCAGACTACAACCCGCGCAAAGACCTCAAAAGCGGTGATGCCGAGTATGAGAAACTCAAGCGCTCTATAGAGCAGTTCGGCTACGTCGAGCCGGTGATCTGGAACAAGACCACCGGCCGCGTCGTTGGGGGCCACCAACGGTTGAAGGTCCTCAGGGACACGGGGCACACCGAGCTTGAGTGCGTGGTTGTGGAGCTTTCCGAGGACAAGGAGAAGGCCCTCAACATCGCGCTGAACAAGATCAGCGGCGAATGGGACAAGGACAAGCTGGCACTGCTCATCACCGATCTGCAGGGCCAGGACTTCGACGTATCGCTCACCGGCTTCGATCCGGCCGAGATCGACGACCTGTTCAAGGACTCGCTTGCCGACGGGGTGCATGATGATGACTTCGACGTGGCCTCCGAGCTCGAGAAGCCTGCGGTCACCAAAGCTGGGGACCTGTGGAAGCTGGGAAGGCACCGCCTGGTGTGCGGCGACAGCACCAAGGCCGAAACATTCGAGCTGCTGATGGCGGGTGCCAAGGCGAACCTGGTGGTCACCGACCCGCCCTACAACGTCAACTACGAGGGTACGGCCGGCAAGATCAAGAACGACAATATGGCAAACGATGCCTTCTTGCAGTTCCTGCTCGATGCCTTCACCAACACCGCGACCCACATGGCCGACGATGCATCGATCTATGTGTTCCATGCCGACACCGAGGGACTGAACTTCAGAAAGGCATTCAGCGAGGCGGGCTTCTACCTCTCGGGCACCTGCATCTGGAAGAAGCAGTCGCTGGTGCTCGGCCGATCTCCCTACCAGTGGCAGCACGAGCCGGTGCTCTTCGGATGGAAGAAGAAGGGAAAGCACCTGTGGTACACCGGGCGCAAGGAATCGACCATCTGGGAATTCGACAAACCCAAGAAGAACGGCGACCACCCAACCATGAAGCCTGTGGCTCTTCTGGCCTACCCGATCATGAACTCGTCGATGAGCAACACGCTGGTGCTCGACCCGTTCGGCGGCAGCGGCAGCACCCTGGTAGCCTGTGAGCAGACCGACCGGTCATGCTGCACCATCGAGCTGGATGAGAAGTACTGCGATGTGATCGTCAGGCGCTACATAGAGCTCACCGGCTCAACGGCAGGGGTAAGCGTGCAGCGCGACGGGTTGGACTACACCTACGAGGAAGTCGCCTCCGAGGAGGTAACCGATGGATGAGATCACTCTGATCACCACGATCTCGGTGTGCCTGTTCGGATCGGGAGGCATCGTACTGTGGCTGCTCAACCGCATGGCAAAGAGGAGCGACGACCGACTCGGCTATGCGAAAGACCTCAAGGAGATCAAGACCACCATCACCAGAGTCCAGATGGGCTTGGTCATGGCACTGGAGAACGACAAGGTCATCTTCAAGTCGCTGAGGACCCATGAGATCAATGGAGAATCCGAGGAGCAGGAGAAAAAGATGGACGATTACTTTCTGTCGCTGCTTGGCAGCAAGGGGGAGCGGGGATGACACTGAGTGCAATATTGCTCGCCTTCGCCGCGTTCCTAGGGCTGGTGATGGAACTGTACAAGAAAAGCCTTCGCCGTGACAGGGCAAGAGAGAACGAGATCAAGCTGGTCGCCCTCGCCTGCTCGGCGCTCCTGGGATATGTAACATTCCGCATCGTCGTTGGAACAGGCGTCGACGGGGGGCTGAACAACACACCCTACCTGGTGGTCCTGTACACCGTAGCGATCTACCTGCTGCAGCTTCCTGCATGCATGGCGTTCTGGAAACCACTGGTCAAAAAGTTCATAAAGAGGAAAGTCGATGAATGAAATCATGCAGATGCTGATCCTCATCATCCTGGGGTTGCTGGGAATCACACGATTGCAGGCACACAAGACCAAGGATCTGAAAAAGGATATCCAGCAAGCCCAGGATATTGTGAAGAAACGAGAACAGGAATTGGAGAAGATCGATGAAGTACAGCAGAAGATCACCACCATCGCCAAAGAAAAACCACCTGAAAAGATCGAACCTCCTGAAAGCGGTGACTCTGCTGGCCGTCTTGATCGTCTTGGCCGGCTGCACGAGCGTGCCAACAGTAGAGGCGAATGACCCGTATCGTCAGGCTCTGGTATCGATGGCACCCGAGGCTCCGGATATCCCAATCTTTCCTACCCTGAACTGGTCATACGAGAACGGTTTGTACTGCATAGCAGAGGCGGATGCCGACAAGCTTTTGGACTATGGGGAAAACGAACTGCCGCTTTTCGCTCACCGCTACAAGCAATACCTGCGCCAGATCGGCCTTATCTTGGATGCATTGTCAAAACCTTAGGGTATGGGACTTGCTATTAGTGGAAACCTAGGCAATCAATGCAGCCTGACAAGGAGGGTACACCATGGATGAGATGAACAAGAAACGAATTGAGGTACTCAAACTCCAATACCCAAAGGGATGTACGGTTGAGCTGGTGCACATGGATGACGAGCAAGCCCCACCCAAGGGGACCAAGGGAGTCGTGATCCAGGTGGACGACATTGGGACCATGCACGTTGCCTGGGAAACCGGCTCGACACTGGGTGTGGTGCCGGGTGTCGACATGG